CCCAGGCCTATGGCAGTGAAAAGGCCCTGTTTATGGCAATGATTTACGGCTTTGTCATGGCCGGCATCGCCCTGCCTTTTGAGGTGGATGTGTTGAATGCGATAGGGCGGGAGCGGGCATGAGGTATTTGTCCCTGTGCTCGGGCATTGAGGCCGCCACGGTCGCCTGGTCGCCATTGGGCTGGCAAGCCGAGGCGTTTAGCGAAATTGAGAAATTCCCCAGCGCCGTGCTGGCTCATCACTATCCTGACATTCCCAACTACGGCGACATGACAAAATTTAAGGAGTGGCCCCATGCAAATATCGATGTTCTCGTCGGCGGAACCCCCTGTCAGTCCTTCAGTGTCGCAGGACTTAGAAAAGGGCTGGCTGACCCGCGTGGCAACCTCATGCTTACCTATCTTGCCATTGCTGCAAAATATCAGCCCAAGTGGTTGGTTTGGGAGAACGTCCCCGGCGTCCTGTCGAGTCACGGCGGACGGGATTTTGGCACCTTCCTCGGGGGGCTGGCAGAACTCGGGTATGGGTTCGCCTACCGAATTCTTGACGCTCAGTACTCCGGTTTGGCACAGCGGCGCAAGCGTGTGTTTGTTGTCGGATGTGCTGGAGACTGGCGAGGTGCCGCAGCGGTTCTTTTTGAGCGCCACAGCCTGTCGGGGCATCCTGCGCCGCGCCGCGAAACGAAACAAGACATTGCCGGGACAGTTACAGCGAGTGCTGGAAGGCGTCGCGGGGCAGGCGTTGACCCCGGTGGAATAGTCGTTGACCAGCCCTACGCGGTCGCAAACTGCCTAACGGCAAGAACGGCAAGAACGGCAAGAACGGCAAGAACGGCAAAGGGCATGAATTCCACCCTCGACGAGGGTCAGACGCCGATTATTGTCCACGGCACACAAGACCCCTGTACCTCTGACATAGCCCACGCCCTGGGGCGCAATTCGGGGCAAGAGAATGCGGTGGTAACGGCGATAAGAACGGCTAACACCAGCGCCAATGGTCTGGGTATTGCTGAAGAAATTGCCTACACCCTCGACGGTGCCAACGGTCAAGCGGTGGCCTTTACACAAAATCAGCGGGACGAGGTCAGGACGCTAGAGGTAGCGGGCGCATTGGCCGCACAACCGGGAGTCAAACAGCAGGCATTCATCGCACAGGGCCTAAGCCTGCGAACCAGAGATGGAGAAGTGTGCGCCGAGCTTGCGGGAGATATAAGCCCGGCGTTGCGAGCCAGTCAGGGCGGAAGCGATAAGGCTCATGTTTTAGATAATACCTGTGCGCGCCGCCTTACCCTGCGTGAGTGCGAGCGCCTGCAAGGTTTTATCGACGATTACACGCAAATAGCCTGGCGCAAGAAAACACCCAACAACTGCCCCGATGGGCCGCGCTATAAAGCGCTTGGTAACTCAATGGCGGTGCCGGTGATGCGCTGGATAGGTGAGCGTATTGAACTCGTTAATAGCCATGAGGCAAGCACCTAACCATGCGCCACCGCCCCAACTTTAAACGCATCAGCAAGGGCCTTGAGCCCCGGAGTAAAGCCCCTATGAGCACAGTGATTATCGAAGGCAAGATTGAGGGTCGCACCGAGGCGGCGCGCTTAATTACGGTCAACTGCCACAGCGAGTGGGTGCCCTTATCGCAAATGAAAACCCTGAGTCAGGCCCAGCGCGACGAGCATGTGCGGCCCCACCATGTCGATGCCATGAGCTGGCTCAAGGAGGACGGCCCCAAAGAGGTGGTGCTTTGCCTGCCCAAGTGGCTGGCGATTAAAAAGGGCTGGGTTTAATGACAGGACTGGCCCCCGTGACCTTGCTGCTGGGCATCGACCCCGGCGTGGCAACGGGGGTGGCCTTCTATCGCGAGGGCAAGTTAACAGCCCTGCAAACCATTGCCCCGGAGGACTTCGCCGCCCTGTTGCAGCGCGAGCGCCCCCAACAGGTGGTGCTAGAGGACTCGCGCCGGCAGTCGGCGGTGTTCGTCAAGCCGGGCCTGAGTCGCCGGGCGATGCTCAAGGTGGCACGCAATGTCGGCATGATCGACGGCATGTGCCGCGACTTTACCATCGCCTGCGAGCTGGCCGACATACCCTGCACCGGTATTTCGCCGCGCCAGAAGGGCGGCAAGCTCAAGGCCCTGTACTTTGCTCAAATAACCGGCTACAGCAAGCGCTGCAACCAGCACGAGCGCGACGCCGCCATGGTGGCCCGGCCCTTTCGACATGGGCGCCAGGGCCGGCAGCGTTCAAGCCTGGGGGGTGGGTGATGACGACAGAGCAAAGGCAATTGCGGTTGAAGTTTTTAGAGGTTCTGGAGGCGCTACTGGATGGTCTCGAGAGCGGCGCCACCAGCATTGGTGAGGCGAGGGCCGATATTGCCGAGTTGCGGGCGGGTTTGCTGCCGGGCTTGGCGCCAACACACCAGGAAGCAGAGCATGAGCATTGAACTGATTGTTTTTCGTGGCCTACCGGGCAGCGGCAAAAGCACGGCGGCGGGGCAGTACCCCGAGCACCTGCACTACGAGCCCGACCATTTCTTTTGCGACACGCGGGGCGCCTATCGCTACGACCACCAGCTGTGGCACAAGGCCTGCGAGTGGACGCTAACCATGGCCGACTTCGCCCTGGCCCGAGGCGAGAGCGTGGTGGTGAGTGACGTCTTTGCCCGTGCCGCCAGCCTCGCACCCTATCGCGACATTGCCGAGGCCCACGGCGCCAGCTTCACGGTGAAAACCTGTGAGGGGGGTTACGGCAACAGCCATCGCGTACCTCTGGGAGTGCTGCGCACCATGGCCGAGGAATTTGAGGTGGTGGATGCTTGACCCCATTCAATGGGTACTAGCCCTTGTCGATGCAATTGTTAGATTGTCGATAGCGGCGGGAAGAGAGGTGCGGGACCACGTTAAAACCGCACAGATAGAGAGGAAGCAGATCAAGCCTTCCCGGCCAACAGTATGGCGCTCGGTGCCACTACCCGATGTTTAACCAGGGTAACGTGGAATTGGGAGTAAAAGCCTCTATTTAACGCGGGGCTTTTATCGTAAAGAATGCCGGTATTAGAGCTGTTTAAAAACACAGGAGTTAGATTGTCATGGTGCACCACCTGCAAGGCGTTATCAGCGCCAATAACACCCGTGAGGCGCGTCTGGTTTTTGCCCGCGAACACAGCAGGATTTGGCACGGCATCGTCGACGCTGGACGCTATGCGCGCCGCAACGTCATTGCTCAGCTCGAATTGTCTCGCGCCTGGGCGGGGGCTTGGAACCTGCTGTGGGTACATGCACCCCAGGGCGTGAAACGGCAATTGCTGCGTCGCCAGCCGGAGGCCTACAGAAATATAGCGCTGGATTATTTACTGTACCAACAAAAAGACCTTACACACCTGCCGGGAGCGCCCATGTTGAGCGATGAAAACTTTGAAGTGGTGATGGAGCAATGGAGCGAGTGGTGTTTGCAGGGCTGCCAAATGGGCCGTGGCTACCCCACCGCGTCGGCCCACGTCAACGACTACAGCGACCCCAGTAACGGGCCGGTGGTGCTGATCGACGATGACGCGAAGCTCGAGCGGGTCGAAATGGCGGTGTCACAAACGCGCCGTATTAAGGGTGTGGGCCGCAAGGTTGCCAAGGTGCTGCGCGCCCACTACGAAGCGCAGGAAGAATATTTGCATTTATCCCAGCCCCGGCGTTGCAAAAAACTGGGTTTAAAACCCGCTAGTTATTATCGCTATTTAAACATTGGTAAGGCGGCGGTAAATCGTACTCTGTCGGGGATGACGCCTTAATAATCAAGGCTGCGATCGCACAGTAAATAAGAGGAATTGAATAATGGCCAGAGGCGTCAACAAGGTTATTTTAATTGGCAATCTGGGGCAGGACCCCGAGACGCGCCACATGCCCTCGGGCGGAGCGGTAACGAATGTCACTCTTGCCACTAGCGAGACCTGGACCGACAAGCAAACCGGCCAGCCGGTGGAGCGCACCGAGTGGCACCGGGTGGTTTTCTTTAATCGCCTGGCGGAAATCGCCGGTGAGTATTTGAAGAAGGGCAGTAAGGTGTATATCGAGGGTTCGCTGCGCACTCGCAAATGGCAGGACAAAGCCACTGGCGCCGATAAATACACGACCGAGATTGTCGCCAGTGAAATGCAAATGCTCGACGGCCGCTCGGCAGGTGGGGGGCAGGGCGGGCAGCAGGGCGGGCAGCAGGGTGGTGCGCCCTCGTCCGGTGCCCGCCAGTATCGCGCTCAGTCGCAAGGGGGTGGCGCGGCGCCCGCTAATACCCCAGCACCGGAGCCCGACCCGGCGGGCTTTGATAATTTTGATGATGATATTCCGTTTTGACGGTTACCTTGGAATAAAAAGGAGATAGAAATTGGCAAATACAAAAATAGCTTATCAAGAACTGCGTATCGATGTTCGCGACCCGGAACTGACCCATGTTTATGTGATGATCGATAATTTAAGCAACGACGGGCTGCCTGGGGTGCAAGGCTGGCACCATAAGGTTTTCCCTGCCAGCATGAGTATGGTTGATATTGTACAAGCATGGGCTGATGGCAAAGAAAACCCCTTAATGTGGCCTCAGAACGCCCCTGATTCGCTGAGTAGCTAGCGCTCTGACTTCGTGGGGCACCACGGATAGCGAAAGGGTGAGGGTCAGCCCTGCTAGCAAAGGCCAGCCGAGTATGATTGTTGTTCGCCCCTGAGTAGCCTGACGGCTATAGCGACGGGATAAATAAGCAGGCAAAGCCAGTCACGCGCCTCCCTTGCGGGAGTGGATAAAATGCAGGGATTAAACCATTAAGTCTTGACGCAGGTGATAAAAAAACATCTAATAACAGCTATAGTACTATAGCTGGCTAAATATACAGGTCTGTAGAGACGGCCATCTATTTTAACAGAGACAACTATCTATTTTAAAAACCGCTCCGGGGTAACTCAGGGCGGTTTTTTTATGCCTGGATTTTTATGGATATAGCAACGGTCAGTATTGTTTTGTCGATTATCTCGGGAGCTGCGGCAATAATCTGGCAGGCATCGACCATTAAGTCGAGTGTTGATCTGCACGGCAATGCGATTGGCGAGCTAAAGCGCCGCCTGGACGCTCATGATAAATCGATCAACGACCATCACGGGCGCATCTCTCGGCTCGAAGGGCATCCCAAATAATGTGGCTTTACTCCCAAAGCAGCGGCAAATTGTGGGCCGATGATGGATCGCTTTTCGCCAGCGGTTACAGCGGCCATGGCGATGGTAAGAATAATCCCGCTCAGGAAGCCATTAAAAACATCGGGCCTATTCCCCGTGGTGAGTGGGTCGTTAGCGGTGTTTACGACTCGGGAAAAATCGGCCCTTTAGCCATTAAGTTAGAGCCCAGCGGCCATACAGCCAGAGGGCGTGATTATTTCCGCATTCATGGTGACTCTGCTGCGCATCCGGGCAAGGCATCGAAGGGTTGTATTGTTTTATCACGAAAGACTCGCCAAGCATTGATCAACACTGGCGACAAAATACTGAAGGTGATCGAATGACAGTGAAAATAGCCCAATATATGGGCAAGTCGCTCACCAGTAAGTATTGCAGTAAATGTGATGACAGAAAGCGCGTAGATGAATTCTCAAAAAACAAAGCAAGCAAGGACGGATTAACAGTTTACTGCAATCAATGTAGGCAAGAGCTAATAAGGTCTTATAGAAAAACAAAGAAAGGGCTTGCAAGTGGGATCTTATCTCATCAGAGGGCTACATCAAAAAAGCGCGGGCACCCAGCGCCTGCTTATAATTTAAAACAGCTTCACCACTGGATCGGCCAGCAATGTAACTTCGAGAAACTATATGCCGACTGGGTTAAGTCTGGGTATCAGACGCTAGATAGACCCTCGTGCGACAGGCTAGATGACTACAAGCCGTACACGCTTGAAAATTTAAGGGTTGTAACTTGGGCTGAAAACAACTCAAGAAGCCACGCTGATATGAAGAGCGGAGTGAATAATAAGCAAGCTAAAATGGTTGTGCAGCATAAAGGAGTAGATTTTGTGGCCAAATATCACTCGGTTTCAGAGGCGGCTAGGCGCACTAAGGCTACACATGCAGGTATATCCAGATGCTGCAATGCCAAACAAGATCACTCGGCAGGATTTCAGTGGAGTTTTGCGTAATGGCTATACGCATCGCGCAGTACAAAGGGTCTAGCATAATAAGCAGGGTTATAAAGTTTATCTCTTGGGGGGCCTACTCGCATACTGGAATTATTCTAGGCGATGGTTTGATAGTGGAAGCGTGGCAGGGCAGCAATAGTGTTCGCGTCATTAAATCACTATCCGATGGTCATAAGCCTGGCACACCTGTTGATATTTACAGTGTGCGCATGGGCGTTGAGCAGGAGCGGCTATTTACTGAATACGTCGAAGCGCAGATCGGCAAGAAATACGACTATTGGGGAATTTGGGGTTTTTTGCGGCGCAAGGATTTACAGCGCGGCGAGAGCTGGTTTTGCTCGGAGTTATTTGCCGCTGGCTGTGAGAAGGCCGGCGTATCACTGCTCAATAACCTATTGCCCTCGCAAACCTCGCCTTCAATGATTACCCGCTCACCGATCACTAAGTTGATAGAGCGGCGCATTGTTTAGGGGCTTGCTTCTCGGCCTGTTGCTAACCGGCTGTACGCGGGTCACCGTATTGCATATCGACGCCAGCGACCATTTTTACATTATCGGCAATACCGTTTGCCACAGCCTCAACAATGGCTAATCAAACCTGGGCACAAATACCCGGTTACCCCCAATACCTCTGCAACCGCAACCGCTCAAGGGTAGGCGTCGAAATCAAACAGCACCAGGGCCTTACACGGCAAACCATTAGCGGCTGCTTTTGGCTGCAGAACGAGCACGGCGAGATTGATCGATTATTGCCCGACGATATTTACCGGGCCGTATTTTACAACGGCAAGTTAATACCACAGGCCTAGCCATGTATCACGCAGCCACCGCGAGCCTCAACCCCATCACGGGCCGCAAGGTGTGGCTGTTGCGGGAAATCCCCTCTGGCCAATATGGCGACAGGTGGGTATCGAGCTTAGTGGTGGTCAGAGCGCACTGGTGGTGTCGCGACGCCGAGCTACTGCTAGCAGAAACAATTAATTCCACGGCGCGTTTTCGCGCTATTCGGAAAACATTAAAAACACTGAAATTTAAACGCGCTCACGCCACACGGCATGGGCGCATTAAGCGTTATCGCGTGTAATTTAAGAGGGTGGAGCAATGGCCGAAAACTGGCTAAAAGAAGGCGTATTGTGCAGTTTTGACGAGCTGGTGCGGATTGAAAAAGGCCCGCAGGTTGTCGAGCTGGAATGCAACGATGCCAATTTATCGAACGATGTGAGTCACGCTAATTATCAGATCGGCAAGCGCGATGCGCTGGGCAAAATCATCCGTCCAGCCGATGTGCCTGCAGCGGATAAAACCGCCGTCGATAGAGCGGTTGCCAGTGATGCCAGGAAAGGTATCTATGGCGTGGTTAACAACGGCGAAACAATGTCTGTGGTTGATCGCAAGGCCTTCCACGCACCGTTTATGTGGAAGATTTACCAGTGGCAAGAGACCGCCGAGGTCAACGACAAAACCGGCGATCCTATTGAAAAGTTTGTCAAAGTGGACGAGGTCGCCGGCAAAGACGAGGCACTTGCTCAGGCTCAAGCACTATTTGAGGAGATGCAATAATGCCGTATTTTTCTGATGAAATTTTCGATCAAGGGCTCGACTACGCCACCACTAACGGTACGCGAATTGATATTTGCCACACGGCGGAACCAACCACGTATACCGAGGCAACCAGCACCAATTCCTGTGGCAATAAAACAGGGGTGGTAACCGGTGCCGCACAAGACGGCGTGATTGATGGCCGCCGCGTGACCATTCCGCCGATTACCGCTGGCACTGTCACGAGCACAGCGACGGCCGGGTGGTCGACGCTAACTAACGGGGTGAGTTTATTGGTTGCCACCGTTGCGCTCACGGCATCTCAGTCCGTCACCAGTGGCAATGAATTTACCCAGGGTGCCTTTGATTTAGCCAAGCGTGATGCGGCATAGGTGCTGGTATGAGTCTATTAAGCGATAAAGTAGCCGACCCACAATATGGCGGACTGAGCAGCGCCGAGTTGTCGGTGTTATTGAATGACGCCCAGGGCGCAGAAAGCAGCCCTAAAATAATTGATTACAACGTTAACGCCAAACAGGTGTTGTCAGTACTCGGTGCAACGGCGGGCGCGGTGTTTCTCGATGCGCTTGAAACGGTGTCAGCAGCGCATAGCGCCGTAAAATGGACGCTAACGTTTTTAAAGTCTGAATCGGGTATTAATGTTGGCGACATAGAAACAAGAACGTCTCTAGACGATCTGGCGACGGCGGGTGCGCTTAATGTCGGTAGCGTGGCAACTATCAAAGCACTGGCAGATTCCTCTATCAGTTGGGCGCAGGCCAATGGCGTTCGAGTCGATCCGGTGCGGATTCAAAAAATGCGAGGTGAAATCTAATGGCTGACGGATTCCAGAGATTTAGAGCGGCAGTGGCATTTCAGGACAGTGCGGCTATTACAGCTGATTCGCTGTCTACAGGTACGCAGACCGACTTTGATACGACTGCAGGGGGTAATATCGACGGGGCATTTGGTGTAGCGGTTGAGATCGATGTTACCGCGTGGACGGCGGACACGACGTGTAGCATTTACCAACAGGCATTGCAGCATGATGGCACCGGGTACTGTGAAGCACGGCTGATAGGTTCCTTCGGCAGCATCGCAGGAGTAGGTAAGCACCCGGCCACTATTTTTGACCTGGCAGAAAAAGGCAAGTTGATACTAAAAGCGGGATCTGTAGGCATTACAGCCAGCGGCTCAATGCGGGCGATTTATCCCTCGGACACATAAGTCGTGAGTATTTTCATCCCTCGAAAGAGGGAGTACTGGCAGAAAAAGCCTACGGGTCTTCACCAGGTAGATAGAAGTAACAAGTTTGTCGGAAACAATACCTCTATTGCCAGCTTCGCTGATGGAAAACCCCGAGTACTGGATCAATCAGACCTGGATCTTTATGGGACTGCGGAAGAAAGTAGTGAGGGCGCTGTTTTAGGGTTTGATTCAAACTTCAGCTCAACTGACCCATCGCTAACCATGAACGGCTACACCGCTCACACATGGGCGTGGGTGGGGACGATCCATTCGTTTGATACCTGGGGTGGATTGATAGGCCGGACTAGGCTTAATAGCGGATCAAACTGTTTTTTCTTACAGCGCAAATCCAGTAACGATGAGATGGTTGTCTACATTAACGGCAGTCCTTCTACTACAAACATATTAACTTCTGTGACGCCGACCCTACTTGCTGACGGGATAGAGCACGCGCACTGTATCACTCGGAATGGTAATGCCTTCAAGTGGTACATTGACGGCGAATTAAAGGATAGCCTTACTCTAAGCTCAAGTTCAGCACTCTCTGATGATTCAGATGAAAAATTAATCTTTGGGGCGGAGCGAGGCGCGACGGGGACGAACGCAAGAAGCGACTGGGTTGTTTTTCAGCAAGAGTTAGGTGTGGCGTGGAGTGCTGAAGAAGCAGCCGATTGGTCTGCAAACCCTTATCAGATACTAAAGCCCCTCCATAGCTACTGGCTAATGCCAGCGGCCAATGATGGCGCCACCCACAACCTCCTCGCCGACGATGCAGAAAGCACCAGCGAAGCCACCAACCCAGCACTAGGCCAAACCCACAATTTAACGGCCAGCAGCGCTGAGAGCGCCAGCGAAACTACACAGCCAGCACTGGGCCAGATCCATTCCTTAAGCGGTGATAGTGCCGAAAGTACGTCGCAAGCCACAAGCCCCTCACTGGGGCAGACCCATAACTTATTGGCGGAAAGCGGCGAAAGCCAGAGCGAGGCCGTCAACCCAGTACTGGGTCAAGTTCACGCCCTGCAAGCCGATTCCGCCGAAAGCAGCAGCGAGGCAACAAGTCCGGTATTAACGGAGGTGCCGGCGGGCGTGGTGGCGCTGTTTGCCGATAATGCCGAGTCATCAAGCGAAGCCACTAGCCCAGCACTGGGCCAGGTTCATGCGCTCAGCGCGGATAGTGCAGAAAGCAGCTCTGCGGCCAGTACGCCGGCACTAGGTGTCGTCGTCAATCTGTTTGCGGATGATGCGGAGTCAACTAGCGAGGCCACAAGCCCCGTATTAGCCATGGGTGCCACGGCCTTAACGGCTGACAGTGCAGAGAGTGCCAGTGAGGCAACGACCCCAGCGCTAGCCCAGGTTCATGTGCTGTATGCGGATAGCGCGGAAAGTGGGTCGGAGGCGAGCCGGCCCGTTCTGGATGGGGTTGAGCTGGCAACACCAGGTCATCGCATCTTCACAGTATCAGTAGAAAACAGAATTTTTACAGCAGCAAAAGGCAGTAGGTCGCTTGTTGCGTGACGGGCCAAACTAATGACATTCATTCCAGAAACACCAAAAGACCCAGACGCGACACTAGATTACGCGATGGACTGGACCCGGTGGTTGGATGGCGACACGATAATCAGTAGTAGCTGGACGGCACCCTCTGGCTTGACAGCAGATAACAGTAGCCATGACGGAGCTATCACCACTGTTTGGCTCTCGGGGGGTGAGGCTAAAACAGAATATAAAATAACGAATAGGGTGGTAACAGCAGGCGGACGAACGGATGACCGTACAATTTTGCTCTTGGTTGAAGATAGATAGCTTATGCCAAAAAGTAATAAGAAGATCGAGCCAAAAGGCAAAAAGAAGCATATGCAAAAAAGTAATAAAAACGAAAGGTACTCCTGTGGTTTCTAGGGGGTGAGCAATACGTTGACGGCGGGCTTTGAGAGTTTTTGGGATGTTATGGCTTGTTGTTTATATAAGGGGGAGGCATCGAGGCGGCAGCGGGGAAGCATCGCAGTAAGCGGATAGCCAACAAAGCCGAGGCCGCAGAGTTTTTTGATGTTTCATTCCCCACCATTGATGCCTGGATTCGTCGCGGCGCACCGGTACAAAAAAAAGGAGGCCGTGGGCAGTCGTTTGAAATCGACCTCAATGATATGGCGCAGTGGCGCTATGGGGTTGGCGAGCAAGACAGTGAGTTTTCTCCCGAGGCGCTGCCACCGGCCGAGCGTAAAGCCTGGTACGAATCGGAGACCAAGCGCCGTGACCTACAGCTGAGGGACCGCGAGCTTATATCGGCGGCGGAGCTGGAGCCGGCGATCCTTACCGCCTTTTCACAGTTTGCCCAGAACACCCAGTCGATAGGCGACATGCTCGAGCGTCGCCATGGCATCTCGCCCGATGTGGCTGTGATCGTTGAAAATGCGCTGCTGGTCTATCTTGACGAGATAGCTGACGTCCTGGCTGTGTTCGGGCCCGTGGAATGAGTCACGCATCACCCTATCCCATATTCCGCAGCTCGGCCCATGCTCTGCGCCCGCCCAAGCGGGTTAGCGTGTCTCAAGGGGCGGCTAGCGTGTTGAAGATCAGTCAGGCCGGTGGATACTCTGGCCCATGGTCTGCAGCAGAAACGCCCTACATGGTAGAGCCGATGGATATGCTGGCGAGCAGAAGGCACGAAGCGGTTTGCTTTGTTGGCCCGGCACGCACCGGTAAAACCATGGGCCTGATAGACGGCTGGATGAGTCACAATATCGCCAACGACCCCGGCGACATGCTCATCGTTCAAATGACACAAAGCAAGGCCAGGGAGTTTTCGAAAACACGGGTCGATAAGGCTATTCGCCACTCTAGCCAGCTTAGGTCATTGCTGAGCCTGCACGGCCAAGACGACAACACGCACGACAAGCTATTCAAAAACGGCATGTGGCTAAAGCTCGGCTGGCCCAGCGAATCCCAATTATCCAGCTCAGATTATCGCTATGTTGCGTGGACTGATTACGACCGTGCGCCCGATGACATTGACGGCGGCGGTGCCGGCCACTTACTTTTATTGAAACGAATACAAACCTATCTCAGCAGAGGCAAGGCGTTATTCGAGTCATCAATCGGTCGAGACTATGACGACCCTTACTGGCAGCCATCAACGCCCCATGAAGCGCCTCCCATCTCGGGCATTGGCGGGCTCTATAACAATTCAGACCGCCGCCGCTGGTACTGGCGGTGCTTTGACTGCAAACAATATTTTGAGGCTGCACCGGGACTGGGTTTGTTTGCCACGTTACCGCCCGAAAACGAATTGCTCGACATGGTGCGCAGCGAGAACCTTGATGCGCTAGCTAAACGCCACGCCATTATTTGCTGTACTCACTGTGGCTCGCAAATTGAGCAAAAGCACAAACCAGAATTAAATTCTCTGGAAACGGCGCGCTGGGTTGGCGAAGGCCAGAGCGTCACTACTGATGGTGAGTTGACCGGTGATTACCTGCAAACAAACATGGCCGGCTATTACTTAGGCGGTGTGGCAGCGGCCTACCAAAAATGGGACAACCTAATACTGCGCGAGCTGCAAGGGCTGCGGGAATATGCAGTATCAGGGTCAGAGCAAACGCTAAAGGCGACAAGAAACACCGACCAGGGCTTGGCTTATCTGCCAATGGCTCTGAAAGATGACAAGGCGCAAAACGCAGAGGACAGGGTCGAGTCGAGCCTTATTCGCTATCACGTCCCTGATTGGGCGCGAGTGCTGATCGGCTCAGTCGATGTGCAAGGTGGCGTTGAGTCGCATTTCGTCTGCGAGGTTAGGGCGTTTGGCGTCAATAAAGAATCCTGCCTTGTTGACAGGTTCCCCATAGCAAACACGCAGCGCGGTGGGAAAGATGCGCGAGTTGATCCGGCGGCATTCATTGAAGACTGGGATTTACTCACCGATAAAATGGTGAACGCCACTTACAAAACCAATTATGGCAAAGAGCTTCGGGTTTACCGCGTTGGCGTCGACACAGGGGGTGAGGCGGGGGTAACACCCAATGCCTATGCCTGGTTTAAAAAATTGCGCTCACTAGGGCTCAGTGATCGGGTGTACATGATAAAGGGTGGC